ACATATATCTAGATCCTGATGCCAAGGATTATGATCCTTCCACTTGGAACGAAGTTATTAAATCTAGGTGGCTTTCTCTTAACGAAGTTGAAATATTATACGGTGAAGAAAAGGTTAAAAAATTGACCGGCCTGGTTCACGCAGATTCCTATTACGGTTCGGATTCTATCTATGTTACTGAGCAAAGGTTTGGGGATGCAGCTGATAGCGTGTTAACTGGTGATGAAGGAGAATATTCAGAGCTAGACCGTAAACAAATACGAAGGGTAAGGATAGTAGAACGTCAATATAGAATTCCCCATAAGTGTGAGTATTTTATTAACCCTAAATACGGGGATGTAGCTTTGGTTCCCACGGAATGGTCGGAATCTCAGAAGGCAACCCATGAAATGAGGTATGGGTTAATGCGCACTGAAAAAGAGTCTATGAAAATTCGGTACACGGTAAGCTCAGATAAGGTAGTTCTTTTCGATGATTGGAGTATCTATCCTTTCTTTACTATTGTTCCTTTTTTCCCGTATTTTAGAAGAGGCCGTCCTTTTGGGATGGTTAGAAACTTAATCAGTCCCCAAGAGCAATTAAATAAAGTTAGTTCTCAAGAACTACATGTAGTTAATACTACTGCTAATAGTGGTTGGATTATAGAAACCGCTTCTTTAGCGAACATGGGGGCTGCTGAATTAGAACAACGAGGGGCTGAGACAGGGTTGATTCTTGAGTTTCATAAGGGGGCTGCGCCTCCCATGAAGATACCCGCTAATCAAATTCCTACAGGCTTGGATAGGATAAGCACTAAAGCTGCTATAAACATAAAAGAAATTAGTGGCATATCTGATGCGATGCTTGGATATGATTCTCCTGAAGTATCTGGAATAGCTATTGAAGCTAAACAAGCTAGGGGAAAAACTCAGATTCAAGTGCCTTTAGATAATTTAAATAGAACTAGAGGTTTGTTAGCTAAGAGAATACTTACTCTCTTGCAGACTTGGTACGATAACCCCCGTATATTTTTTATGACGCAGGGGGGTACGGAAACACCTGAAGTAGTAGAGATTAACCAAGCTTTACCTGATGGTAGTAAACTTTATGACCTAACTGTAGGTGAATATGATATTTCAGTTAGTAGTCAACCCTCAAGAGATGTGTATGAGGATGCTCAGTTTGCGGAAGCTATGGCATTGAGGGCAGCTGATGTTGTTATACCCGATGATACGATAATTGAGTATTCTCATTTAGAAGATAAAATGAAGATAGCTGAAAGGGTTAGGGAAATGACAGGTACTGCTCCCCCTACTCCTGAACAACAGCAGCAAAACCAAGCTTTACAACAGTTGCAACTACAACAAATTCAATTGAACATAGAAACTCTTGCTACGGGCATAGATAAAATGAAGTCTGAGATGGCTGTTAATATGGCTAAAGCTTATACTGAAGTCCGTTCTGATGAGGTGCAAGAGCATAAGTTGAGAGAGAAGATGATAGATGTAGCAATGAGTGAAGCAGATAACAAGACTAAACTAATACAGACTATGGTTAATGCTGGTCAAAGAGCTGACGAAAAAGAACTTGAATCTAAGACTAGAGTAGAAACTGCTTTAATTAGAAACACTGATAACTTGCAAAGAGTTAAATTAGATGCAGCAAAAACAACTGTAGACGCTAAACTTGATGTTATGAAAGAAGCAAATAAGTCAGAAATTGAGGCTAATAAAGTTGCCGCTCAGATATTAACTGAAGGTATGAAACAGTCTTCCCGTAACCAAACAAAAGGTGATTAATATGGCAGATGCCGGAACTGCGCAAGCCCCCGCTGAAGAATCCACAGAAGAGTTTAATTCTGTACTGCAGTATTTTGATAAAGAAGATGACTATAAAGCTGATTCTGAAGAAAGAGGGGATGGTGGAGAAGGAGAAGGAGAAGTCCTTGCTCCAGAAGTAGAAGCTGCTTCAGAAGCAGAAGTAGAAGCCGCTCCAGAAGTGGTAGAAGAGGCTACTGTAGCGACGGAGACACAGGAAGAATCTCCAAAATCTCATATGATTCCTAAAGCAAGGCTTGATCAACAGCTCGCTAAAACAAGAGAGTTAGAACATGAGAATGTTCGTATTCAAGAGCAAATGCGAATAATGCAGGATCAGTTTGTTGCTAATCAGCAGCAACAGGTTCAAAGTGAGGACCCTCAACCCCAAGAACCACAGTTCGATTTTGGTGGTAAATACAAAGAAATGCAGGAAGCTTATATTGATGGGGAATCTGATAAGGCTTCTAATATATTTAGTGACATTATGGGTAATCAGCAGCAGGTTATTCAAGACGGGTTTCAAAAGCAGATTAACAATACGCTTGAGGCTAATAACCATAAAATGGGTATGGAACAACAATTGTCTGATGCTGCTAGAGAGATAGCGCAGGTTTATCCTGAGCTGGATATTGATAAACCCGATACTTTTAATAAAGAACTCACAGACCAAGTTAATGAATTAATGGTTGCTTATAGTGAGTTAAGGAATGATAAGGGTATATATACCTATTCTCCAGCAGAAGCCTTAAAGAAAGCCGCAGCTGTTTTTGCGCCTAATTTACCTTCTCCTTCTTCTGATAAGGGTTCCTCCTCGCTAGAAAGTGGGGATAAAAATTTATCGAAGAAGATAAAGGCTGCAAATAACCAGCCTCCTGCATTGCTAGGAGATTCTGCTACATCTCATGGGGAAAGAAAAATTAATCCTCTTACAATGACTGAAGCAGAGTGGGAGGCGTTACCTCCAAGCACTCTAGCTAGATTAAGAGGAGATGTATAAGTATTGACAAAGCTTATATAATGTGTATATAATTTGTACCTTCGGGCGTTACGCTAACTGTCGCCGGGTTAGGCTCTAGATCAGAGTTAAAACGGTCATTTCGTTTCGGCAAACGATATTGCCGCGCTCTGCTAAGCTGGCAGTAAAACAGCAAGGGCGACCTATGAAAATAGGGCGCGAATGGACTTTATTAACTGTTACAAAAGGAGTTTAGCCGAATGGCACAAACGAATTTTGCAAAGCTCACAACTGAGCAGAAAACAGTTTGGTCCCGTGATCTATGGAAGATTGCGCGTAATAACGCCTTTCTTTCTCGTTTCCTTGGCACTGGTCAAAACTCAATGGTACAGCGTATCACTGATCTGACTGAAAGTGAAAAGGGAGCGCGAGCTGTGCTTACTCTTCTTACTGATCTAACCGGCGACGGTATTTCTGGTGATAACCAGATGGAAGGTCGAGAAGAAGAGATCAAGGCGTATGATCGCGTAGTCGTTATTGATCAACTCAGGAATGCCAACCGTACAACGGGTAAAATGGCAGACCAGCGTTCGATTGTTAACTTCCGCGAACAGAGCCGTGATCAGTTAGCATATTGGCTTGCAGATCGCATGGATCAACTGGCTTTCCAGACGTTGGCAGGAATTCCATATACATATAATCTAAAAGGTGCGGCCCGCGCTTCGGGTACTTTCTCTAATCTTGATTTTGCGGGGAGCGTTAGTGTTCCTTCCGCAGCTCGTAGGTTTAATTGGGAAGGTGCTGTGGGGTCTGAAGCTTTTGGAACTTATGATATTACCGAAGCGACTCTTCGGGCTCCGTCATGGAAGTTGATTGTTCAGATTAAAGCTGAAGCTAAAGACAAATATATCCGTGGTATTCGGGGTAAAGGCGGCGAAGAGGTTTATCACGTCTTCCTGTCCCCGAAAGCGATGGCAATGTTAAAACTAGATTCTGACTATCTAGCTGCTGCACGTAGTGCTCTACCTCGTAGTAAACAAGGCAATGAGTTGTGGACAGGAACTGATGGACTTGTGATTGATGGTACGATGATTCACGAGTATCGCCATATTCCTCAGTTCACTGCTACTGTTGCGTTTGCTGGTATTGGTACTCCCGTAGTAGATGGTTGTCAGATGCTAATTTGTGGTGCTCAGGCACTTGCATTTGCTGATATCGGTAACCCGGATTGGATCGAAAAATACTTTGACTATGATAACCAACGCGGCATTAGTGTTGCCAAGATGATGGGCTTTTATAAGCCTCTCTGGATCTCACCTGAAGCTGGCGCAGATGAAGATTTTGGTGTTATGGTCGTTAACGTTAAAGATAGCGCTTAATAGCTAGGAGATAAGATATGACTGCTTATTCAGATGCTTGGGGCGCGACCACTCCTCTAAACGGTGTGCGAGTAATTGCTGTCCCTGCGAAAGTAGGGCTTGTTAACGGAACGGTTTATGTTGGCCCAGCTGTTGGGATGACTGAAACTGTTTCGGGTGTTACTTATGCAGCGGCTACTGGACTAGTGACTAACACCACGGCTGGTATTTTATCGGTGCGTGTTACGATGTTTCAGGAAGCTACATCGGATGGACTTGGTACTGAACCAAGCGCCAACTCAGTAGACCAA